TCTTAGTGGTGGCACAATGTTAAGCGTAACATCGCCAGTCCCAGATGTGTCAGTGTTCATATAGCACCGACCACCTACCTCTAGCATTCTACCTGCGGGAATAGCAGTTAATGTGGTGACGGCAAAAGTGCTGTCTCCTTGAGATTGGTTGCCATTGACTGTAACGCCAGTTATTGACGTACTGTGATTTGCATTGTATGAATGAACCATTGGCAACTCAAAAGATTCTTTTCGCCCACTTAGCTTCACGAAAAAAGCCTGAACAGCTAAAGCATCTTGGTTATTAAGAGGCTTCAAATTAACATCAACTTCCCACCTCATACCGCCATAGCTTTGCACCTGCTGTTGCAGTGTATAGGGAGACTGACTGACAGCGTTAGTATGAACCATGCGAACACTCATACTTTCGATCAGCCCATAGTTATCTTTTAAAAATGAATCTGGCATCTTATCTACCCACTAACTGTGAAGCGAATGAACCGCCTCTGCGTTTAGCATTAAGAACCGCTTGCTTAGAGGCTTCTTGAATTTGTGGCAGTAGATTTGTGATCTCTGCTCTTACTGTTGATTGTACACCAGTCGTCACATTAATTGTTTGATTAATTACTACACCCTGACTTTGACCTTTTGTGTGGTCAATAACTGTTTCATTAGGGTGAAGCATAGCAGGAAAACCACCCTTGCCATCCATACCACCTGCTCTAGCACCGCCACCAGTGAAGCCACCACCATCATAGCTGGATCTTTGTGCATAGGGTACATATTGACCACCTGAATTAAACATTTGGTTAGCCATGTTCATATTTGACATATCACGCAAAGATGCCAACTGACCTTGTAGATCTGCAATCTCTCTTCTTGTATCTGCTACACCTTGCGCGAATGGATTTCTGAGTTTTGTTCCGTTAAATAAACCAATAACTTGATTAAAGATATTTATCAAATTGCCAAAGGTCTGATTTAAGGTCTCTCTTATAAACCATTCCATTTTTGCCAATTCTAGCCTTGCTGAAACAACTGACGATTCAAAGTCTATGAATACATTTCGCACTCGTTCGTACGCACTAATTAGCATACGCGCTATCTTTTCGCCTACATTGCCAGACTCATTTTGCTTCTTGATAAAGGCAACAAATTGTTTAGACAAATCTTCAATAATAGGCGCAAGCTCAACTGTCATGGCTTGCACAAGCCCCATAATCGCTGTCTTAGCGCGCGTGAACGCATCGTTAGCATCTTCTATTGCTTTTGCATCAACAGAGTCTAAGGTTATGCCAAGTTCTTCTGCTTCTTCTGCCATAGTTTCAAGGGCGGCAGAGCCACCCGCTAAGGTGTTAACAAGAGCAACACCCTCAGAATCAAACAGCTTCATGGCTATTCGTACGCGATCCGACTGCGTACCTACGCTTGCCATAGCATCTGCAACCATGCCCATTTGCTGATCTAAGGGTAGCTTCACTAAAGATGCTGCATCTAGGTTTAATTCTTTAAGCGCGTTAACTGCCTCACCTGTCCCTAGTGCCGCCTCACTTGCTCTACGTGTAAATCGCTGTAAAGCCATATCCATTGTTTCAGATGAAACGCCTGTGAGTTCTGCCGCGTACCTCAGACCAGAAAGTGCTTCTGTAGTAACGCCAATCTTAGAAGCTGTTTTTGCTAGGGTGTCACCTGCTCTAAGGCTACTGCTAATCAGCGCACCAAAACCTGCCGCACCAACTAGACCAACAATGGCTGTTTTAGCACTGAGTACTGCGCCACCTACTTTCTTTAGTCCTGCGGTAGCAGATGAAAAGGCTTTTTTAGTTTTATCAAAAGCCTTAATCGTGATATTTAGTTTTTGGTTAGCCATCGGAATCCTTTAGTATTTCAAAATATGCCATCCACTCTCGATATTCTGAAAGGCTTATTTGCTCTACTTCTTCTATAGTCTTGGAAAGCCGATCAGCCAAAGATATAAGATTCAATCTATGGTGATCGGTTTTTAGTTTTTTACTAAATCTTCCTCAGACTCTAAGTCAGCAAACATCTGATTAGCGATTTCAGATATAACGTCTGTCTGCTCGCCCATCAATTCCATTCTATCGTCTGCCGCAGTAAACAGCCTTTCACCACTTTGATCTTCTGCTTTCATAATAATCAGATCAACCATAGCGGCTATCGTAGTGTTGTTTAAGAAGTTAGGGTGCTTCTTCTGCAACTGGTTCATGTCGTAGCAGGTAACTGGTCTGCAATACAACTTAAACGCTCCAGAATCATCACCCCACTCAGGTACGTCAACCTCTCTAACCTTAACTTCTCTGCGCGTACGCAACTCTTTTGCTAGTCCCATAGTTTATAACCCCCGTTATTAAGCCGCACCCTCGACAATATCGCCATTGGCTTGGATTTCAAAAGATGCTTCAACCATACCATCAAAAGAAACGCTAATAGACTTACTTGTAACAATGCCAAGACCTGTATACTTTTTGCCAGTGCCTACGCCATTTGGATAGATTTCAAATTCAATCCCAGATGTTACATCAAGATCATCTTGTGCCGCATCTGTAGAATCCCAGTAGCATTCTAGGCTTACACTGCCAGATTTCTGACCTGCTAAAAATGTTCTGCTAGTTGCGCCCATAGAAGTAGAGTCAATAGTTTCACCCTCTTCATTGATTGTGAAAGATCGAACTTCTGCTACTACTGCTGATGTATCTGCATTACTGCCATCAGTAGGCGAAAGACCATCAGAGTCAGTAACCAGTTTTACAATGCCGCTATTACCTGTTGCAATTGCCATGTTTATAACCTCATAAAGTTAAAGTGTACCGCGCTGATACTTATACAGTACACGCAGAGTTAAAATTACACCGCCAATCGGTGCTATAGAACCTTCATCTGTCTCAATGCTGATAATCTGTGTGTCTAAGGCTACATCGCCTCGTGTTCTATCTACATCAAGACTTTCTTCAACAGCTTCTATGATGTCATTTCTGGCAGTATCGATCTCTTTGCCTTTCACATAACATACAAGCTGATAGTTAATCGTTGCCATCCTGTTTGAAAGTGAGCCGCCAACAGTATCGTCATTCCTGTCTTCGTCTGCACTTTGCACCAGTATAGCAGGGAACTGAGCATTGGATAACTTCTCAAAATCAAATGGCTCTCTGGTTACATACTTAACTTTTACAGGCAAATCAATGTTCTGTAATGTTTGTACCAAGTTAACCGCTATGTCTTCTCTAATGCTCATTTAATGTTCCTAAAGAATATATCGCCAAGTTTCTTTTCTTCTTTCCTATTAAACCCAAAGAAAGGTCGTAGCTTATTGTTTCCTGCCGCCTTTTTAGCTTCTGCGGCTCTAGTAAAAAAGATAGTAGCTTTCTTGCTATCTGCCTTACTGGTCATTGCTCCAAGCATATGTCCTTTAAACTCAAGATTAGGCTTGTTAGTTCTGCCTCTAAATCTTCGAAACCTTGCGTACTTAGGCGAATACTGTGTAAACTTTCCACCTTTAAAACCAACACTGCGCTTTGTTCTGCGCTCTATAATGTTGATGCCCTCTTGGGCTGTAATAGATAAGGCTCGCTTTACAGATTCATTTATATCTTTTCCTGCTTCGCGTAGTCTTTTTTCTACTTGTTTAGCGTTACTATTTATTTCTACGCTAACATCAAACTTTTTCTGCTTCTTTTTTTTATCTTTACCAAGAGCAGATGCGCCAATTCTTGCTATTATTGGCAAGCCCATTATCTACTCAATCTACCGCTATGGATAGACTTCTTCTCTTGCTCTGTTACAACACTATCGTTATCAGCATCGTATTCAATGCCATCTCTTAGAATACTATCTAGCTCTTCGCCATAACGCGACTTGTAGAAAGTAATCATGCTCTGGAATCTATCGCCATCTACCCAGTTAGTTAACTGAGGCAATGCGTACTTCCACAACACTAAGTAAGATGCACATCGTGTAAACTGTGAGTCTGTCAGGTACGCGCTGTTTAGCTCGCCTGATAAACCTTTCTTATCCCACCAACCTATTCGTAGTTCGCGGATAATATCGACTTGCGCTCTTGCGTGTTCATCACCGAACGATTCAATGCCTAGCTCTAAAATGTCAGGCACTAGGTTTTGTAAATCTACGTCTTCTGAAAATGCCATTACCACTTCACCTTATCTGCCCAGTAAGCCCCAGACATTCTGCCTTTGGCTATATTCTTTGCATGGCGCGCTTTAAATGAAGCCCGCTTTGCTTTGTCTGCCGCAGATTCATTCTTTCTGGGTGGCTTAGTCTTTGCACCCTGCTGTCCGAATCTAATCAGCTTAATTTTATCTCCTTCTTTGGCTAATACAGCGTGAGACTTAGTCGCATGACCAGATGTTCTTTTGGGCTTATTATAGCCACTGAACCTTTCGCCTCTATATGTAATCGCCATATTAACCTCAGAAAAAGAATAGCCCCCACGTTAGCAGGGGCATTCGGTCTTAAAGAGCCGCGTCAGCAGTGATTTTAACACCAAAGCTGTCGTCTAACTCACCAACACCATATACAGCAGTAGCGTTTAGTTCATTAGCGCGTAGTGATGCATCACGCTGTACTTCTAAGTTGAAGTCGCGCTTGATAGCAATCGCTAGAGCTTCTGGAGCAAATACAGCCGCAACAGCATCATCTGAACCATCAACTGTAACATTAGCTGACTCATAAACGTCAATGCCAGCGATAGTGCCAACGTAGCCATTACGCATAGCTTCGTTTTGAAGATCGCCACCATTTGGGTTAGCAAATGTGTTAGTTAGACCTGCTTTCAACTGATACGCTTGGAACGGGTGAACAACAGCCGCCATAGCACCAGTTACTTTGTTAGCGCGCAGAGTTGCTGCAGCTTTGAAAAGATCAGAAACAGCAAGCTCTTGACCTGCCGCGCCTAAAGCACCAGAGAAACCAGAGAACAGTGCAATCAAGTCTTTGTCAATCTTAGTAGCGATAGCGTTACCAAGAACAGTGCCAAGCTCATCAGCAGGGTTGCCTGCGCCCATAGCCGCTAGATCAGTTAGAACAACCTGTGCGCCTACTTCGCCAACTGCTACAGATACAGATGAAGTAGATACTTCAGTTGCACTCATATCAGTTCCCTCAGTGAGATCACCCGCAGTTACAGCAGGATACTTAGGAACTTGAATAGTTGTACCAGCTTGGTTGCCAATGTTGTACTGAGTTACAAGACCTAACATTAGGCTTTGCTCTTCAGCAGTGAAACGAGCCTGTGCAATAATATTAGTAAACAGGTCGTTTAAAGTTGTTGTAGTTGTTTCGTTAGCCATTGCTAATTACCTCAAAAAATAGAAAGAATAAAAGTTAATTGGTCTTCCTCTTCATAGCAGTATAGGCTTCTTTGCCACCGCTATTCCAATTCTCGACCATCCAATCCACCGATTGAGGCTTCGGAGTAGAGCCGCCTGTATTACCCATGCTTCCTGCTCCGCCACCTGAGGCGCGCACAAAGTGTGGGTTAACAGTTAAAAATTCTG